GGTGGAAATGTACCCGGTGGCGGTGGGATAGATTACGGAGGTTCACAACAACCAATACCATTAATCCCGGGAAGTGGCAGTGGAGTGCCTGCTATAAAAGAGCCAAACCCTATAGCACCACCCCAACAGCTAATACGACCACCGATACAAAGACCAAAACCACCACTAAAACCTATATCAATAGGCGGCGTAGGCGGAGGCAGAGGAATTATTGGCAAAAACCCAATTGTCAGCTCAGGTATAGGCGGTATTGGTGCTAGACCAGACTTACCAAAACCACCACAAAGACCGTTTTTTAGCAAAATAATTGACAGAAAACCCATGAGTGTTGGCGGCGTAGGCGGTATTTCAGGCAGAAGAAGTATGCGTCCTATGATGAGAGCAGGCGGAGGAGCAATCAGTCAAGCTATAGCAGACTTGCAAAACAGACTTAGATAATGACTGAATACCTAAACGGTTGGGGTCGAGGCACATGGGGTCAGCTAGAATACGGCGAAGGCTCAATACCACTTTCTATTACAGCTCCTGCTGCAGGTTCAGTCGGAACACCGGTTGTAGCAGTAAATGCACAAGCTATAGCCTCAGTAGGTGGCGTAACTGCATCTTTAGGTGCTGTTAGTGTAACCATACAAGCTGAAGCCAATGTTACACCTTCAGGTCAATTAGCCGCAGCAAACTTAGGCACACCAACCACACAAACCGTAAACAATATATCAGTTTCAGGGTTAGCAGCGACTTCTGCTCTTGGAACCATAACCTTGTCTACGGTTAATAATATATCCGTAACAGGATTTGAAAGCACCTCAGCACTTGGCTCAATTTCGCTTGTTACCAACAATAACATCAGCGTTTCCGGATTTGCAGCCACCACAGCAGTAGGTACACCAACCTTTATATTGGTTAATAGCGTCCATGTTGACGGTCAATCTGCTACAGCTTCTGTTGGAGGCGTAACCACTGATGCAGAAGCTAGTGTTGTTCTAGCACTAGACGGTGCAACAGGTGCGGTAGGAGTAGTGGCTATTTGGGGTATTATTGATGACTCGCAAACACCAAATTACAGCACAATTGACAGTTCGCAGGTACCAAATTATAGTACAATAACAGATACACAAGACCCTAATTGGGAAGAAGTCGCTTAATGGAGTAGATAAATGGCAACTTATGTAAACGATTTAAGATTAAAAGAAATAGCAACCGGTGATGAGGCAGGTACTTGGGGTACAAGTACGAACACCAACTTAGAGCTTATCGCAGAAGCTTTTAGTTATGGCACTGAAGCCATTACCACCAATGCTGACACTCACACAACCACCATAGCCGATGGCTCAACTGACCCGGGCAGGTCTTTATACCTCAAATACACAGGTACTTTAGACTCAGCTTGTACTATTACTTTAGGACCAAACACTGTTTCTAAAATGTGGTTCATTGAAAACGCAACCACAGGCTCACAAAATATTATTATTTCTCAAGGCAGTGGTGCAAATGTCACCATACCGCCCGGTGATGTAAAAGTAGTTTATTCAGACGGAGCAGGAAGCGGAGCAGCAGTCGTTGACGCTTTTGCTAGTCTAAGCGTAGTAGATTTAAAAGTACAAGACGATTTAACCGTAACAGATGATGCCTCTGTTGGAGGAGATTTAACTGTTACAGGTAGTATTGCAGGAACTTTATCTACAGCAGCTCAAACAAACATAACAAGCGTAGGTGCTTTAGACGGAGGTTCAATTACATCTGGATTTGGCAGTATTGATGTTGGTTCTTCTGCAATCACTACAACTGGTACCGTTACTGGTAACACTTTAGCAGGAACTTTATCTACAGCAGCTCAAACAAACATAACTAGCGTAGGAACTCTTACAGGTTTAACTGTAAATGGTAACGTCTCAATAGATGGTGGAACAATTAAACTTGATGGTAACTATCCAACTGGTACAAACAACGTAGCTTTAGGTAATACAGCTTTAGATAGTATTGAAAGCGGTGGTTTTAGTAATGTTGCTATAGGTAATTCTGCTCTTACAGCAAATACTACAGGTACTGATAACACAGGACTGGGACATATTTCATTATTAGGTAATACAACAGGTACAAAAAACACAGGTTTAGGTAGAGGCACTTTAGCATCTAACACCACAGCTTCTGATAATACTGCTGTTGGTTATAATTCTATGAGTCAAAACACTACAGGTACTCAAAACGTAGCAGTTGGTGCATTAGCTTTAGATGCAGCAACTACAGCGAATAATAATACTGCTGTTGGCTATGCATCTTTAACAGGTGCAACTACTGGTGCAAACAATACTGCTGTTGGTATGAACTCAATGGTAGCTAACACAACTGGTGGCTCTAATGTTGCTATAGGTGGTAGTGCATTAACAGCAAATACCACAGCTAGTAACAATACAGCAGTCGGAAATGATGCTTTAGCAGCAAACACTACAGGTCATTCAAACGTAGCATTAGGTGCATTAGCTTTAGACGCTAATACTACAGCTAATGAAAATACAGGAATAGGCTATGCTAATTTAAGTGCTAATACTACAGGAACAAGAAATACTTCTGTGGGTTTTCAATGTGGTTTAGTTAATACTACAGGTAATGATAATGTTGTAGTTGGTCATAATTCTTTATCTTCAAATACTACAGGTTCTCAAAATACATCTATAGGTAGAGGTTCTTTAAATGGTAATACTACAGCAAACAACAATACAGCAGTGGGTTACTACGCTTTATTAGCAAACACTACAGGTGCATCAAATACAGCAGTTGGTGCAGGTGCATTAGATGCAAATACCACCGCAGCAGAAAATACTGCTGTTGGTACTGACTCTATGGGAGCAAATACTACAGGTGCTTCTAATGTTGCTTTTGGTACTGATACTTTAAAATCTAATACTACTGGTGCTTCTAATACTGCCTTAGGTGCTTACTCTTTAGATGCTAACACTACAGCATCTAATAACACCGCAGTTGGTCTTCATGCTTTAGGAGCAAACACTACAGGTTCAAGAAACGTAGCTCTCGGAACAAATGCTTTAGATGCTAATACTGTTGGCACAAAAAATATTGCTATTGGTGTGGATGCTCTTGGAGCAAATGTTGACGGTAGTAGAAGTGTTGCTGTTGGAGACTCTGCATTAGCAAACCAAGACCCAGCTAGTGCTGTTGAAATGTATAATACAGCTATAGGTCATGGTTCATTAGCAGCAAACACCACAGGTACTCCAAACACAGCTTTAGGTGCTTTAGCACTTGATGCTAATACAACAGCTTCTCATAACACAGCTATAGGTTACGAAGCTCTATCAGGTAATGAAACTACAAACTTTAATACAGCATTAGGTTCACAAGCAGCAAAAGTAGCTCAAACAGATTCTTTAGTAGCAATAGGTGCACAAGCTCTTGTCGCCAATACAACTGGTGGTGGAAATACTGCTGTTGGTAGAGATTGCATGGGCAGTAACACCACAGCATCAAATAACACCGCAGTTGGTAAATCAGCTTTATATGCAAACACTACAGGTACATATAACGTATCATTAGGTAGTAGTGCATTAGCTGCAAACACTACAGCAAATAACAATGCAGCATTTGGTTTTTATGCTTTAAAAGATAATACAACTGGAGCTGGTAATACTGCTATTGGCTCAGATGCTTTACAATCTAACACTACAGCTTCAAACAATACAGCAGTTGGTTATTTGGCTTTACTATCAAACACTACAGGTTCAAGAAATGTAGCATTAGGTTTTGAAGCAGGTACAGCAAATACACTTGGATTTGACAGCACGTTTATAGGATATAGAGCAGGATATAGCAATACAACAGCTTCAGGAAATGACAGTAGGAATACTGCTGTAGGTTCTAGTTCATTAGCATCCAATACAACAGCAGCGAATAATACAGCAGTTGGTTATGCTTCCTTAAACGCAAACACTACAGGCAACAACAACACCGCTGTTGGAAGCTCATCTTTAGTAGCTAATACCACAGGTGTTCAAAACGTAGCTGTTGGTTCTTTAGCTTTAGATTCTAATACAACTGCGAGTTTTAACACTGCTGTTGGCTATTTGTCTTTGTCAGCCATAACAACAGCTTCTAATTGCACTGCTATAGGTTACGGTGCTGGAGATACTATTGTTGATGGAAGCAGTAATATAATCATAGGTTTTCAAGCCGATGTAAGTTCTAGTGGCAATAGTGAATTAGTAATTGGAGTCAGTGTGGTTGGTAAAGGTGATGGTACAGGCTTTATAGACCCTCCTGGCAGTGGCAACTTATTTCAAGGTAATAACTCTACAACTTTTGCACAAACTTCTGATATAAGAATTAAAAAGAATATAGTTAATAATAATATTGGATTAGAAAAAATTAATCAGATTCAAGTTAGAAACTTTGAATATAAAACCGAAGATGAAATTACAGAGTTACCCTCTCATGCAGCTATTAAAAAAGAAGGTTTACAACTAGGAGTAATTGCACAAGAGGTAGAAGATATTTTACCAGATATTGTAAATACAGAAGATACTGGCTGTAAAACTGTAAATCCAGACAATATAACTTGGTACTTGGTAAACGCAGTAAAAGAACTTTCTACTCAAGTAGATGAATTAAAAGCCGAAATACAAACTTTAAAAGGAGAATAATATGGCACAAACAGTAAGCGAAGTCTTAACAGCAGCAACAGATAGCGTAACTTTAATTAACGGAGTAAACGCTGGAACTTGGGATGTTACAGGAATGGAGCAATCAGAAATCAACGATATGGTACAAAGAAACGTAGACCACTTGGAAATCGTTTTAGCGTATGCACCTGTTGATTCAGATGATGATACTCCAGATGTAGCTGGTAGTTCAGATGATAAAACATCTTATACAACAGCTATTACAACTGGTAAAGCATACATCGCAGCTAATTAATAAATAAATATCTAAGAGGAGATAACAATGGAAGAGAATGTAATAACCCTTGCTGACGGCACAGAAATGAAGGAATCTGAGCTTTCACAAGAACAAAAAGTAATTATTAGTCATATCAGAAGCTTAAAAGATAAAGTCGCAAAGCTAGAGTTTGAGGTAAATCAACTTGTACCTAGCCTTCGTTTTTATGAAAACGCTTTTGTTGAATCCACCAAGCAGAAAGCAGAAGAAGTTTTGGAAGAAAAATCAGAAACCAAAGGGGGTAAAAAATGATTTGGATTAACGTATTTACATGGGTATGTACAATTATAGCTATAGCATCTTTAGTTGCAGCTATAACACCAACTCCACAAGGAGACAAATGGCTTGCAAAACTCTATAAAATTATAGATTGGGCCGCACTTAATATTGGCAAAGCTAAAGATAAATAATGTATGAATACAGGTGTAATATTACGAGAGTTGTAGACGGCGACACAGTAGACGCAGAAATTGACTGCGGCTTCGACATCATCTTTAAGTCTCGTATACGCTTGTATGGCATAGACACACCTGAGTCCCGGACCCGGGACTTAGACGAAAAAGCTAGAGGCAAACTAGCATCCCAATTCATAAAAGACAAAATAGCAGAAGCTAAGCTAGTAAAAGTTAAAACTAAATTAGACAAAAAAGGCAAATTCGGCAGAGTATTAGGTTCTATCATAGCTGACGATGTTGACCTAAACGAACAAATGGTTAAAAATTATTTAGCAGTAGCTTATTTTGGGCAAAGCAAGGATGACATAGAAGCAGAACACCTTGTGAATAGAGATAAGTTGATAGAATTAGGAAAATTTATACCTGAGGAGTAAATTATGGACAACATGGGTAGCGGACGTTTTGGCGGCGACATGGACAGAAATGAAGTCGAGATGGACCTTAATAAGTTTATGGCCATGATACAAGAAATAGGTGAGCTTAAAGACAAAATCAGAGAACTAGAGGATGTGAAAAACGTAAATCCTCATCAAAAATGGATTCATTTAGCACAAGCTGTAGATGCATGGAGAATATTTCCAAGAGCATTTTTGACTGTGTATATTATATTACTATACACAACTGTAATGTGGTTTATGGATTTAGAAGCACCAAACTTTGAACAATCAGGTCTAATATCTGTGGTAGTTGGAGCTGGAGCTGCATGGTTCGGATTATATGCAGGAACATCAGGAGCATCAAAAAGCTTTAAAGGCGAAGATAAGTAATGGAAATATTTGACCTTATTGAAAAGGTCGGATTACCTATAGCAGGTGGTTTGGTTATGGGTTATTTTATATTTTTAATTATGAAGCAGCTTATGGACAACTTGGTTGACGATATAAAAACCATACAAGGCATAACAAAAATGCTTATCACGAGAGCTGCAATAATAAACAATGACATGATACGAATGGACACTAGCGTTTCTAGTGCTTTAGGTATCAGACCAAGCTTAGACAGAATTGCTAGAGCAGAAAATTTTGTTGAAGACGGAAAAATAGACGCTAGAAGAGATTAATGGAGATTATTGATTTAGTAGAGCAGTTTGGCTTCACTACTATCATGGTTGTTGGGCTTGGTTATTTTGTTTATTTTGTATGGCAAACAATATCGAATGTTATTGACCCAGCTGTTTCAGAAATGAAAAGCACAATCATACGCTTGACCGACCAACTTAGACTGCTTGACCAAGATATGATACGCTTACAACAGAAAGTAAATACTGTTTTAGAATTACAAGAAAAAGAGGTCATAAATGAAAAAGAAAATGACAAAAAAAGAACGCGAACAAGAAGAACTAAGTAAACAGAGAATAGCTTGGGCAGCAATGCTCGTAGGCATATTTTTTATCATAGTAATTTTTGTGCAAGGCATAAAAGCAGACCAAATAGTTCATAAGTTCAAAAACCCAAGTTTTAGTGGCATTAATACATCCTCACATTATTTGACGATTGAAAATCAAGAGTTTAATCGCAAGATGAGTATTAAAGAAGAAATTAAAGCCATACAAGAACAATTAGAAAGAGACAAGGAAAACACCACTCTTGCAAGATTTATAAGAAATTTAGAGTCAAGAATTTATGCACAATTATCACGACAGCTTGTAGAAAATTTGTTTGGAGAAACTCCTAGTACATCAGGTGTCTTGTCGTTAGAAGGAAACACTATAGAATACAGTATTGAAAACGATATTATAACTTTGAAGATTACTGATGCTGATGGAAATATTACCGAGATACAGTTGCCTATTGGCGATTTTGCTTTCTAGTTGTAGTTCATTATCTGTAAATGACGCAATCGTAAAAAACAAAACATTACCTAATGTTTTAGAAATACAATCAGAAGAATTATTACAAGTACCACAACCAAAAGCACCAATTGTGGTTGCTGTTTATCCTAACAGTTTTACAGACCAAACAGGACAACGTAAAAGTAACAGTGAATTTGCTTTATTTTCTACAGCACTAACCCAAGCACCAAGTCATTTGCTAATTAGAAGCCTAAAACATACCGCTAATGGTAAGTTTTTTAGAGTTGCCGAAAGAGTTGGTTTGGACAATTTAACAAAAGAAAGGCAGCTAATACGTTCAGCCAGAGAACAAAACGAAAAGTCTGATGGACCCAAACCAATAATGCCATTACTTTTTGCAGGTGTTTTGATGGAAGGTGCTGTTATTGGTTTTGACACAAATATTAAAAGCGGTGGTAGAGGTGCTAGATATTTAGGCATAGGAACAAGCACTCAATACAGAGTAGACAATATAACAGTAGCACTAAGGATGATTTCTATAGCTACAGGAGAAGTTTTGATAGATGTTTTAGTAAGTAAACAGTTGTATAGCTATGGACGGTCACAAGACGTTTTTAGGTTTATAGAATCAGGAACAGAGTTAGTAGAAATAGAAACAGGTGATGCTGAAAACGAGCCTGCAACCCTAGCATTACAAAAGGCTATTGAGGAAGCTGTTTTGCAAATCGTTAAAATAGGGTATGATAAAAATTTCTGGGAGGTTAAAGATGAAAAAACTAATTAGTTTGTTGTTACTAACCCCAACGGTAATTTTTGCAGCTGACAACGAAATATATGTTGACCAATCAGGTGCTACAGCAAATATAGATTTAGAACAACTTGGTTCAGGTAATATTATTGGCGGTCTGTTAAGTTCAGCAGGCAGCATGAATCCATTAGATTTAGATGGCATTACTATGACTTTAGATATAAACCAAATAGGTGACACTAATAAATTTTTAGGTGATATTCTTGGAGATTCTGTAACAGGTTTTTTTGAGTTTGATGGTGATTCTAATACTTTTACTATACAAGGCGACCCAACAAACACTTATGGAATTGATAATTCTAACTACAACGTGGACGTAACAGGTAGTACAAATACCTTTACATTAGACCATGGAACTACAGCACTAGCTGCAACATTAGATTTAGATTGGGTAATTAATGGTGATGGCAACACATTTGATTTTGATATTAACTATGATGGTGCTACAAACTATGTAGATGTTGACGGTGATAGCAATACAGTTAATTTTACAGGTTCTGGTTATGCAGGTGGATATTTCTATTTAGACCAAACTGGCAATTCAAGGACTTTTAACATTACACAATCGAGTACATTAGATAATGACTGGCTTAAGATTATATCTAACGGTAATAGTGGTACTGTTTGCGTCATTCAAAACGACCAAGGTACAAGCACTAGCTGCTGATATTGGAGACATATCTGAGTTAAACGGTTTTGCTCAAATAGTAAGAGACAAACCTTACGAAGCTAATTTAAAATTTGCTATTCGCAGCAATGATGAGGCTATTACTACTAATGGTAGAATGGCTATTACCTTCCTTGATGACTCTACTGTAAAACTTACCGAACATTCACAATTATTAATTGATGAATATATATATGACCCTGACCCATCTAAATCAAAGATGGCACTTACTTTTGGATTAGGTACAGCAAGATTTATTACAGGTAATTTAAATCGCATAGATAAACAAAATATAAAACTTAGCACTCCTACTGCAAACATAGCTATAAGAGGCACAGACTTTACAGCCACAGTAGATGAGCTTGGACGCAGTCTTATAATCTTGTTACCTGATGCCTTAGGCTTATCTAGTGGTGAGATAGAAGTTGTTACAGCCACAGGTAGTGTTTTGTTAAATAAGCCGTATCAAGCTACAACAGTAAATGTGTTTGAAAACCCACCGAGCAAACCTGTAATTTTAGATTTGTCATTAGATATTATTGACAATATGCTAATAGTTTCACCACCAAAAGAAGATATCCAAGCTGAAGAAGAAACAGCAAGCACTAAAACAGTTAATTTGTTAGATTTCAACGATTTAGATATTGATTACCTTAACGAAGATTTTTTAGAGGATAGTGATTTAGAATTTACAGAACTAGACATAAACTATCTTGACGTAAATTTTTTAGAAGATTTGTTGGACGTGCTTGATACATTAGCTGTAGAAGAGGAAGAAGACCAACTTGGATTGGCTACTCGTGTAAACATATCTGGAACTCTTATAGGCCAAGATACCAATACACAAATAACCACAATAGTGACAGGACAAACCATAAGCCTACGCAGACAAGTAAGCGAATCGGCTAGGGTTGATTTAAATGCAAGTGATGGGTATACCGTAATTTTAATTCAAGACGGAGTTTCTAATATAATCAAAATAAACGGTGGTGGAGATAGTGTTATTAAAATCACACAAAGTAATTAAGTGTCAAAAAGTGTCGACTTCTATTCTATGATGAGTATAATAAGGTAAAGGAGTCGTTATGAAAGTTTTAAGTTTATTTGATGGTATGAGTTGTGGTCGTATTGCATTAGACCGTTTGGGCATACCTGTAGAAAAGTATTATGCAAGTGAGATAGACAAGTATGCTATTCAAGTAAGCCAAGCAAATTATCCTGATATTATTCAGGTCGGTGATATTTGTGACTTAGACCCTAAAGACTACATGGATGTAGACCTTATGCTTGCAGGAAGTCCGTGTCAGGGATTTAGTTTTGCAGGAAAACAGCTTGCTTTTGATGACCCAAGGAGTGCCTTGTTTTTTGAGTTTATTCGGTTGCTCAAAGAAATAAAACCAAAGTATTTCTTGCTTGAAAACGTAAGAATGAAAAAAGAGTTTTTGCAAGTTATATCAGAACAAGTGTCTGACTGTTATCCTGAGATACCTTTTGGTATTGAACCTATTTTTATAAACAGCTCACTTCTTTCAGCCCAATCAAGACAAAGATATTATTGGACTAACATACCAAACGTACAACAACCTGAAGACAAAGGTATAGTTTTGCGAGACATACTAGAAACAGAAGTTGATGACAATTTAGATAAAATGACAAGCAAAGAGGGTAAAGCACATTGCTTGACTGTAAGTTATACAGGTGCTGTGCCATGGAACAGCATAGAAAAAAGGCAAAGGACTATGGTGCCTGTCAACAAACCAATTAAGGTTGGCATGAATGTAGAACAGGTAAAGGTAAGAAAACATCAAGTTCATATTGAAAGTCTTAAATGGCTTTTGCGAACCATGAAAGCCAATAGTGGCAAAACTAATAAACAAATAGCTGAAGAAACTAATATGCCTGTTACTAAGGTCGAGCATTGGTTTAGAAACGACAGCAGTTTTGCTATACCAAGTGATGATATTTGGCTTAAGCTCAAAGAAGTTTTGGGTCTTAACACCGATATATTTGATGCACAGATTATGGAGTTTGAGTATCGTGACGGTGTGTATGAAAGCAAACAAAGAGTATATAGCGAAGAAGGTAAGTCACCTACGCTGACAGCATCAAATAAAGACCAATACATAGAAACCAAGCCTAAACAAGTAGGTGTTGCAGTAGATATAAACGGACATGACATACTCAAACGAGTCTATAGTCCTGATGGCAAGTCGCCCACAGTAACAGCTTGCAGTGGTGGTAACAATGAGCCTAAGGTTGTGACAGGTGGTGCTTTTCGTGGCAGAGCTTATAATAAAGACGGCAAACGCATGGACAGAGACGGTAGTTCTGTAGCCAATAAAACCAAACAAATGCTTGAGCTTAGAAGAGATAACAAATCAAACGCTATTACTACAGTAGGTAAAGATAGTGTTGTTACGGTGCAGTCTTACAACAGAAAAGACGGATTAGGTAAAGAATTAGATAAAGCACACACATTAAATGCATCTGATTGGCGAGGATTAAACAGAAATCAAAACCAAAATGCTGTAGTAACTAATGATGGTGGTGACTTACATTGGCGTAAACTAACGCCCTTAGAATGTGAACGACTACAGACAGTTCCAGATAATTACACTAATCATGTGTCCAATACACAGAGATATAAAATGCTAGGCAATGGTTGGACGGTAGATGTTATATGCCATATATTTAAAAACATGGAATGAAGAAGTTAATAGCACCAATACTCATAATACTAGCCCTACCGCTAGTGTTTCAGTCTGTACCTACAGAAATATTAAAACTTAAAACATTTGATGCTTTAGTCAAAGAACAAGAGCCAAGCGGTAATTTTGTTATTTTAAACATATCAGAAGAAGACGTAAGAAAGCGTGGCGGTTTTCCCTTTCCAAGAAGAGATTTAGCACAAATACAAATAGACCTAATCAACGAAGGTGCTTTAGGTATTGGGTGGGCGTTATCATTTTCAGAAGCTGATAGGTTTGGTGGTGATGATGCTTTCGCACAAACACTAGGTTTTTTGCCAAGCGTATTAGCAATGTTCGAGACACCTAACGGTCAATACCCAAAAACAGTTGGCACCGTAATAAAAGGCGATGAGGTTGGCGGCATACCAACAGCAGGCGTAGTTGAAAACATAGACGTGTTAAAACAACAAAGCTTTCAAGGTATTGCTACAGCACCTGTGGATGTAGATAATCTAGTGAGACGCATACCTTTGTTGATGAAAACACCTGACGGCTGGACACCTAGCTTTGGCACAGAAATACTAAAAGCACTTACAGGCACTAGGTCGTACATAATTACTACCAATGCAAACGGCATACAGGAAATTGCAGTAAGACATTTACCGCCTGTAAAAACAGATAACTTTGGTCGTAAATGGATTAGTTGGGTCAACACACCCACAACAACATTAGATGAAATGAACGTAGCAGGTAAGTTTGTAATTATTGGTGTCACTGCTAACGGTGTAATGCCACAAGTAGCTACTCCTGTAGGATTGTTAGAGCCACATAAGATACAAGCAGCATTAGCAGAATCAATCCTGATACAGGACTCTCCTATGATACCTGAGTGGTCTATAGCTGCTGAAATGCTCATTTTTATCATATCAGTAAGCCTTATATGGCTTGTAATTGCATATTTTGGTATAACCCTAGGAGTTGCACTAGCGTTAGTAATAATGCTTTCTACGGCTTTAGGTGGCTATTACGCAATACAAGCAGGTGTATTAATAGATGTAACTTGGTCTTTAGTATCACAATTTATCACCGGGTCTATAGGTTTTTACCTTAGATTTAGAGAACAATACAAATTAAGACTACAAATTAAAAAACAATTTGAGCATTACCTTGACCCAAGACAAGTGAAACAATTACAAAAAAATCCAGAGTTATTAAAGCTTGGCGGAGAGAAAAGAAGATGCACTTTTTTGTTTACAGACTTGCGTGGCTTTACAGCATTAAGTGAGTCCGTAGAGCCTGAAAAAGTGACATACATTATGAATAGAGTTTTAACAGCTCAGGTTGAAGCAGTGCAAAAATACAACGGTTGCATTGACAAATTTATCGGTGACGCAGGCATGTACATCTGGAACGCACCTTTAGATGTAAAACATCACGAACAAATAGCTTACGAATGTGCATTAGAAATCATAGAAAATGTTAAAAAAGTAAGCGATGAATTAGTAGCAGAAGGATTGCCACCTGTAGCAATAGGCTTAGGATTGAATACCGGTGATGCAATAGTTGGTAACATGGGCAGTAAAACACGGTTTGATTATTCTGCTATAGGCGATGCTGTAAATACAGCTGCAAGACTAGAATCAGCCACAAAAGAAAGAAATGTAGATATTTTAATAGGCGAAGAAACAGAAAAGTTTTGTGGTTATAAATTAAAAGTGTTAGAATCTATCAGGGTTAAAGGAAAAGAAAAACCATTAAAAATTTATACAAAACATTTATAAAATATATGGCAACAACAAAAGAAGCAATCAGCAAAATAGAAGCACACGAAAGAGAGTGTACAATTAGATACGCTAACATCGAAAAAAGACTTGAAGACGGCTCAAAGCGTTTTGATAAACTAGAAACTATGATATGGGCTGTATATCCGTTTATCTTACTTTCTGTGGTTTTATCTAGGTTTGTGTAGTGGAAAAAACACTTGCATTGCTGAAACATGCAATCGAAGTAGTAAGCAATTATTTATTTCCCAAATATAAAATTACAGTTTCATTTAATAAAGAATATGGCGACTCTGATGACAAAATTTACATATCAAAAAAGATTGTGACAAAAAAAGAAAAACATCTTAAATTTAAAGATGAAGATGACAAAATTGTAGAATACAGAAGTGCATCTGGTCTTAATTACATTATCGAGGATGTCTAATGCAACAATTTTTATTGGCAATTATTCTTACTCTTTGTTTTACAAGTTACTACTTATATAACCAAAATAAAGTTCTTACAGCAAACAATCTTGCTTTAGAAAACGCAATTGCAACACAAGAAGAAACAATCAAATCACTACAAAACGATTTTGAATTACAAACTACACAACTAAATGCATTATCTCTAAAAAGCCAAGCGGCACAAAGAGAGCTAAACAGGTATGTTACTTTTATACAAAATTATGAATTGTCTGCAAAAATATTAGCAGACCCGGTTGAAATGGAAAGGAAAATTAATAATGGCACAAAACACATTATGGAAGACATCGAAAAGCTTAGCGTTGTTGTTGACAGTCTTGATGATGGCGAGCAGCTGCAGTCTGCTACCAACTAAACAGATAGAAGTCAGTGCTAAGCCAATTGAACGAAAGATAGCACACCCTGTCATGCCAAGAGAAATAGACTTGCGTGAACCTATGTGGATTGTGGTTACACCATCTAATTACGAAGAACAGCTCGCTAGAATAGAAAAACAAGAAGGAGAATTATTATTTTTAGCTATGACCATACCTGATTACGAGGTAATGGCATACAACATGCAAGAATTAAAGAGATATATAAATGAACTTAAAGAAGTTGTTGTGTACTACAAAACTATTACAACACCAAAACCTGAGGAGAAGTAAAATGCAAATATCACAAAATGGAATAAATTTGATTAAATATTTTGAGGGCTGTCCTACAGATGCAGACGGCAACGTAGTAAGTTATCGTTGTGCTGCTAATAAGCCTACAATAGGCTATGGCTCCCTAAAACTTATAGACGGCAGTCCTGTAGAAGATGGTATGAAGATAAGCAAACAAGATGCAGAAAACTTACTAGCACACGAATTACACGAGTATGAAGGTTATATTAATGACATGGTTGAGCCTGATTTAAAACAAAACGAATTTGATGCATTGGTATCATGGGTGTTTAATTTAGGGCCTTCAAACCTAGCTGCAAGCACTTTGTTAAAAAGGCTAAACATGAAAATGTGGAATGATATACCAAACCAAATAAAACGCTGGAACAAGGTCGGTGGCGTACCAAATGAAGGCTTGATGAAAAGAAGAAACGCGGAAGCCTTATTGTTTGAAGGTAAAGAATGGGGTAAAGTCTAACTGACATGGTTGTTTGTGGATATTCACTTATCTCCTCTCTCTCCAGAGCAACGTGTCAGGAGAGTCAAGCGTCCTTTACATATTGGCTCTCCACCTAATGCTTAACCTAGATAACATTAAATCATTTGACGCTTTATCAAGAGATGAGCAAGTAGAAGCACTTACTCTTATTGACAAATGGAAAAACCTAAACGCAAGAGACAGATGTAGGGATGATTTTTTAGAATTTGTAAAATTTCATTGGGAAGGCTTTATCATGGGCAGGCATCACAAGATTCTTGCAGAAAAGCTAAACCGCATTGCACAAGGCAAGTGCAAGCGACTTATGGTTATGTTACCGCCTAGGCACTCAAAATCAGAATTTGCATCAACCTACTTTCCTGCATGGATGATGGGTTTAAATCCCGGTTTAAAAATTATACAAGCAACTCACACAGCTGAACTAGCAGTTAGATTCGGTAGAAGAGTGCGTAATATTATTGATAGTGAAGAGTATCAGACTATTTTTCCTGACATTAACTTATCAGGCGATAACAAATCAGCAGGAAGATGGACTACAGACGATGGTGGAGAGGCTTTCTACTCAGGCGTTGGTGGTGCAATTACAGGTCGTGGTGCTGACTTATTAATTATTGACGACCCACATTCAGAGCAAGATGCTATGTCGCCTACTGCTATGGATGCTGCATGGGAGTGGTATACCTCTGGACCCAGACAAAGGCTACAGCCTGGAGGAACAATAGTCTTGGTTATGACAAGATGGAGTACCAAAGACTTAGCAGGCAGATTGTTAAAAAGACAATCAGAAACACATGCTGACCAATGGGAAGTTGTTGAGTTTCCTGCAATTATGCCTGATTCCGAAGAACCCTTATGGTCAGAGTTTTGGAAGAAAGAAGAACTGCTATCAGTAAAAGCTTCTTTGCCTGTAAGCAAATGGAACGCACAATGGATGCAGAATCCAACAGCTGAAAGTGGTTCTATTGTAAAAAGAGAATGGTGGAACACTTGGGAAAAAGAAGGCATACCAAACTGTCAATGTATTATACAAAGCTACGATACAGCTTTTAGTGCAAAAGAAACAGCTGACTATTCTGCTATTACTACATGGGGTATTTTTGACCCTGAAGACGGCAGCGAAAGTGCAATAATCTTATTAGATGCAAGCAGACACAGGGTAGATTTTCCTGAATTAAAACATATTGCATCTGAAGAATATAAATATTGGGAACCTGATATTGTGTTGATTGAAGCAAAAGCTAGTGGAACACCGCTGACACAAGAATTAAGAAAGATTGGCATACCTGTACAAGCATACTCACCAAGCAGAGGACAAGACAAGGTTGCAAGAATGAACTCTATTGCACCTATGTTCGAAAGTGGTATGGTATATGCTACAGAAGATGCTTTTGCAGAGGAAGTTATAGAAGAGCTTGCTGCTTTTCCGTTTGGTGAAAATGACGACTTTTGCGATTCAACCACTATGGCTATGATGAGAATAAGACAAGGTGGCTTAATAGACCTAGACAGCGACTATCAAGATGATATGTCTGTAGATAGAAAGGCATTAACATATTATTAATTTTATGGATATAATAAGACATGGTTACAGAAAGAAGACTCGGAACAGAAGATAATCCAGACATAATAGACCAAAGCAAGTCTGTAAACGTGCCTGCAGAAGAATTATCTATAAATGCACCTGAACAAACCTTTGAAGAATCAATGATTGATGCTATGGAAATAACCATAGGTGATGAAGAAATTTCTTTTGATGAGCCTGAAGAAGAAATACAAGCAGATATACCATTTGATGCAAACTTGGTTGAATATCTTGACGATTCTATTCTTGGCTCATTATCAAATAAATTAATAAACTCAGTAGAAAACGACAAAGAATCAAGAAAAGAATGGGAAAAAACCTATACTGACGGATTAAAATATTTAGGTATGAGGTTTGACGAACAAAGAAGTCAGCCCTTTGAAGGCTCAAGTGGAGTCATACATCCAATACTTTCAGAAGCTGTAACACAGTTTCAAGCACAAGCATATAAAGAACTATTACCAGCACAAGGTCCAATTAAGACACAGGTTATAGGTCAAAGAGACATGAATAAAGAAATGCAAGCTGAAAGAGTTTGTGAGTTTATGAATTACTACATCATGAACGAAATGCCTGAATATGACCCTGATTTAGACCAACTATTGTTCTATCTACCACTTTCAGGAAGTGCATTTAAGAAAGTTTATTATGATGCGGCCAAGAACAGACCTGTATCTAAGTTTATACCTGCAGAAGATTTATTAGTGCCTTACAACGCAACCGACTTGTTATCAGCCGAAAGAGTGACTCATGTCGTTTCTATGAGCAATAACGAAGTAAGAAAAATGCAACTTTCTGGCTTTTATGCCGACATTGATTTAAATGATAGTGAACAAATCATTCGTGACAATATTGATAAAGAAATAGACAAAATACAAGGCGTAGAGCCTGATTATAGCGATGACGAGCAAAGAAAACTATATGAAATACATACAGTAGAAGATATTGAAGGCTTTGAAGACGTTGATGAAATGGGTGAAACTACAGGTTTAAAATTACCGTATATCATTACTATAGACGACTCCACACAAGAAATTTTATCTATAAGAAGAAACTACAACCCTGAAGACCCATTAAGAAACAAAATTAATTATTTTGTGCAATATAAGTTTTTACCGGGACTAGGTTTTTATGGTCTTGGTTTATCACACATGATTGGTGGTTTGTCTAAAGCTTCAACATCAATTCTAAGACAGCTTATAGATGCAGGTACTTTAAGCAACCTACCAGCAGGATTTAAAGCAAGAGGTATCAGAATTAGAGACGAAGCCTCACCATTACAACCCGGTGAGTTTAGAGACGTAGATGCCCCGGGTGGTGCATTAAGAGATTCTTTAATGCCTTTACCTTACAAAGAGCCAAGCAATGTATTGTTTAGCTTACTTGGTTTATTAGTAGATTCAGGCAAAAGATTTGCAGCGATAGCTGATATGAATATTGGTGATGCTAATGCAGCTATGCCTGTAGGTACAACTGTAGCTTTATTAGAAAAAGGCACAAAGGTAATGAGTGCTATACATAAAAGATTACATTATGCACAAAAAAACGAATTTAAAATATTAGCAAGAATATTCCAAGAGTTTTTACCGCCTGTATATCCATACGAAACAGGTAGCGGTTCAAGGGAGGTAAAAGTACAAGACTTCGACCAAAGAATTGATGTAATACCTGTCTCTGACCCAAACATATTCTCAATGAGCCAAAGAGTTATTATGGCTCAGGAACTGCTCACTATGGTGCAATCAGCACCAGAACTGCATGGCCCACAAGGCATATACGAAGCCTATAGAAGAATGTATGCAGCTTTAGGCGTTGATAATATAGAAAGTTTACTTGTGCCACCTGCTGACACGACACCACAGCCAGTGGATGCAGGTATTGAGAATAGTGGATTATTACAAGGTATTCCACAACAAGCTTTTCCAGAACAAAACCATGAAGCACATGTAGAAGCACATAAAACACTTTTTTTAACGCAAGCAGTAATAATGAACCCACAACTACAATCAGTAATTATTGCTCACGTTATGCAACACTTACAATTTATGGCCAATCAGATGGCTGAACAACAGTTACCACCTGAAATGCAACAACAAATACAACAACAAATGCAACAGGCACAGCAACTTGACCCACAAGCACAAGCAGAATTGCAGAAACAAATACAATCTATTATTGAAAGTTATAGCTCACCTATATTGGCACAATTGTCAGCTGAGTTCCTACAATCAGTACAACCACCGCAACAAGATGACCCACTTGTAGAAATAAGACAACAAGAACTTGGTTTGCGTGATAAAGAAATAGAAATGAAAAATCAACAGTTTATGGCTAAAGAAGAACAAGATGCCATGGAAAAAGGTGCTGAGTTACAATTACAACAACAAAAAGCTGACCAACAGGCTATGATTGGCAACGAGAAAAATGAAATTGCTAAACAAAGATTGCAACAACAGGCAGAGTTAAAATTAGTAGATTTACAAGCGAGGATGAATAAATGACAAGTTCAATTAACGAAAAAATAATAGAGCAGATTAAACAGAAAAAAGCTGAAGCCAAAGCGGCTGAAATGCAAGAAGAAGTAGTAGAGCCTAAAAGAGCTAGAGATGACAAGGGTCATTATGTAGCAGATGACTTATCTACGCCTGATATAAACGAAGCATGGGAAGGTGGTAAAGCACCTAAGAAAAAAGCAAAAAAAGCTGTTGCAAAGAAAAAAACAGCAGCAAAGAAAAAAACGGTTGCTAAGAAAAAAGCAGTCAAAAAATCTAAATAAGGAGCAAGTATGAAAGCAAAAACTTCCATAAAAATTAAGGGTCAAGGAAGCATTGCCCTGTCACAACCAAAAAAGGTGAAAGTTGATACAGCACACAAACCGGGTTATGGCAAAGGCGTAAGCAGAGGTAAAGGAGCTGCTTTGCGAGGCAACAAATTCAACGGCGTATTTTAAATTAAATGGATAAGTATGATTTAATTCATGCTCTCCGTAAAACTTTAAACGAAAGAGAGGAGCAAATTAAGGATATCTTGATGTCAGGTGGCATCAAAGATATGGAGAAATACCAATTTTTAATGGGTGAAATATCTGCATTATCCTATATTCATGATAAGATAAAAGAACACTTACATGAAAAAGGAGATTTTGATGAGTAGTGATGTAAAAACTGAGGTTAATGAAGATACTATTAATCTTGATAAAGCTTTTGTTGAAGAGGACAACAGAGTTTTAGACCCCACCCTATTAGATAAAAGTATTCTTGAAAGGATGCCTCAACCTACCGGGTGGCGACTTTTGGTATTACCTTATAAAGGTAAAGGCGTATCAGATGGCGGTATTCAATTGGTTAAGGAAACCATTGATAGAGAAACCCTAGCGACTGTTGTTGCTTATGTAGTAGCCATGGGTCCTGATTGTTATAAAGACACAAAAAGGTTTGTAAAGCCTTGGTGTGAAAAAGGACAGTGGATATTAATAGGCAGATATGCAGGCTCTAGGTTTAGGTTGGCTGATGAAAGCGAAGTCAGAATTATTAATGATGACGAAGTCATAGCCACTATTTTAGACCCTGATGACATTGTTTCAGTATAAGGAGAACATATATGAACGAAATGAATAATGAAAATCAAGTCGAAGCAGAAGAAATAGTTGTAGATGTAGAAGATACACCTGTAGCTGAAGAGCCTGTTATTGAAACCGACTCAGGCGGTGACGATGAACTTGATAAATACACCAAAGGTGTATCAAAACGAATAAATAAACTTAATGACAAAATACGACAAGCAGAACAAAGAGCTGCAGAGTATGAGTCTAAGTATACGCAGTTATCAAATGAATATAACACGGTTAAAAAAAGAGCTAGTGTTTTAGACAAAAGTTATACTGAAGAATATGAAAATCGTGTTAAGTCGCAAAGACAACAAGCAGAAGACTTGTATAGAAAAGCTAGAGAGACTAATGACCCTGAATTAGAAGTCAAAAGCGTTGAGCTGCTTAATAAAGTTTCTTTAGAAGAAGAAAGAGTTAGATTGGCTAAAGTTCAGCTAGAAAACCAACAACAACAAACATTCACAAATTCAGCACAAAGTGTACAAAATGTGCAACAAGAAGTGTATGATAAACCTAAGCCTGATTCTAAAGCAGTTGAATGGCAAAAAAGTAATGACTGGTTTCAAAAGGATAGAGTCAAAACATACACTGCTATGGGTATTCATGAGGACTTAATAAACGAAGGTTTTGACGGTCACGATGATGAATATTACGAAGAATTAGACAAAAGACTTTTAAAGGTTTATCCTGATATAAGGAATAAACCTGAAGGCGTATCAAAAGATACCAACTCAACTGTGCAAAGAGTTGCTTCTGCTTCCTCTGGAAGCCGCCAAGGAACACAAGGGAAGAAAAGCGGTATTAAAATTAATTCTAACCACGCTTCCGTAAAGAGTAACTTAAAACCTTACGGAATGTCACAAGAAGAGTGGCTTAAAAGAGTCGGTAAAGAAATAGTTAAACTTGAAGGAGCTAAATAATGGACATAGATGCAATTGAAAATACAACACGCCAATCTCGTGATGAAGAGCAACACGATAAAAACGCTAGAAGAAAACCATGGCAACCAGCAAGGATGCTTGAAACTCCGCCTGCTCCAGAGGGATATCAATACCGATGGATTAGGTCAGAGTATGTAGGTGTAGAAGATAGAAACAATGTTTCTGCTAGAATGAGAGAAGGATGGGAGTTTGTTAGACAAGACGAAATTCCTGATTTCCCTTTACCTACAATCGAGCATGGAAGACATGCAGGTGTCATTTCAGTAGGTGGTTTGATATTAGCAAAAATACCACAAGAAACTGTTGCTGAAAGAAACGAGCATTACAAACAAAAGAATGTTCAACAGAACGAAGCACTAGACAATACTATGTTTAACGAAGTTCAAGGCAACAATAGATATGTGAAGTATGATTCTAATAGAAAATCAAATGTATCATTTGGAAAAAAAAGGTAGGATAAATTATGGCGAATAAAGACGCTTCATTTGGTCTAAAGCCTGTAAGAATGATGGGTGGCTCACCCTATTCAGGCGGACAAAGCCGTTATAGAATAGCTGCAGACTACGGAACAAGTATTTTTCAAGGCGACCTAGTAATGCAAGTTACTGGTGGTACTGTTGAAATTCACGCAGATGGCGGTACAGTTCCTATAGTTGGCGTATTCAATGGCTGTATGTACACAGACCCAACAACATCAGAGCAAGTATTTAGTAATTATTACCCTGCAAGCACTAATGCTTCAGACATAATTGCTTTTATACATGATGACCCTAATACGGTCTTCGAGATTCAGGCAGACGACACTTTCCCAGTGGCTGATTTGTTTGGTAATTTTGATATTGTCTACACAAACTCAGGTAGCACCTATACAGGTATTTCAGGAGCAGAATTAGACGTAACAACAGGTGCAACTTCAACAAATTTGCCTCTGAAAGCTATTGACATTAGTCAAGACCCTGATAACTCAGACGTTGCTTCAGCAAATACTAATGTTTTAGTTGTTATTCAAAATCACATAAGCGGCGTAAAAGGTGCCGGCTTAGCATAAGGAGTAATTAGATGGCGATAAGTAGAGCGCAATTAGCGAAAGAACTCGAACCCGGTCTAAATGCACTTTTTGGACTTGAATATGACGAAAACAATGAAGAATACAAAGAACTATATTCTATAGAAGACTCAGATAGAGCTTTTGAAGAAGAAGTACTTGTAGTTGGATTTGGTGCAGCTCCTGTCAAGGAAGAAGGTGCAGGTGTTAGCTTTGATAACGCTTCAGAAGGATATACAGCAAGATATACACACGAAACTGTGGCACTTGCTTTCTCATTAACTGAAGAAGCTATTGAAGATAATCTCTATGACCAACTCGGTAGAAGATACACAAAAGCATTGGCACGTTCAATGCAACACACCAAAGAAGTAAAAGGTGCTAACGTATTAAACAATGCGTTTGATGCAAACTTTGCTATTGGTGACGGACAGCAATTAATTTCCACAGCACACCCATTAGCAGGTGGTGGAACAGCTAGAAATAGAGCTACAACAATGGCTGACCTAAATGAAACTTCATTAGAAGACAACATTATTGATATATCAACATTTGTTGACGACAGAAACCTAACTATTGCAGTTAGACCTGACAAATTAATAATTCCACCACAATTATCATTTATTGCGGATAGATTATTAAATACACCGGGTAGAGTTGGAACAGCAGACAATGATATCAACTCAATAAGAAATCAGTCTTCTATACCAAATGGTTATAGTGTTAACCACTATCTAAATGACCCAGATGCATATTTCATTATGACATCGGTTAATGCAGATGGAGAAGGTCTAAAAATGTTCAACAGAACAGGAATGGAAACTTCTATGGAACCTGAATTTTCAACAGGTAACATCAGGTATAGAGCTAGAGAAAGATACTCATTTGGTGTATCTAACTGGCGTGGAGTTTTTGGCTCACAAGGAGCTTAAGGTTCTTCAAACCAATAAAGGGAGCATTAGCTCCCTTTTTTTATTGGATAAACTGATATACAATCAAAAGACTAGGATTAATTAACTTGTTTTACCAACTGACCTAGCAGACAAGCCAAGATGGTAAGACTTATTTCCTTAGGAGGAAATTATGGCAAAATCGACATTCTCAGGTCCAGTCAAGTCATTGGCAGGATTTATTACAGCAGGTGTCAATAGTAGTGTTAGCTTAACAGCAGATACAACATTAACTGTTGATGCACATGCAGGAAAAATTTTATTATGTAACGATGCAGACGGTAAATTTACTTTACCTTCAATTGTTACAACAACACCAAGCGACCCAACAGACCCTAATCAGGCTAATAACATTGGTGCTTCTTTCTATTTCTATATAGAAACAGCAGCAACTGATTTAGATATTAAAACTGATGGTACTGACAAGTTTAAAGGTGCGGTAATTGTAGCTATTAATGATAGTACAAAGAAAGCTTTTGTACCGGGTGCTTCTAACGATGTTATTACACTAAATGGTTCTACAAAAGGTGGTATCGTTGGTAGTGTTGTTCAAGTAACAGCTATTGATGCAGCTACTTATCTTGTTCATGATTCGTTATTAATTGGTTCAGGAACAATAGTAACACCATTTGCTGACGCATAAGGAGTAAATCATGGCAGACGCAGTAACCTCACAAACAATTCAGGATGGTAATAATACAGCTATCCTGAAGTTTACAAACGTATCAGACGGCACAGGTGAAAGTGCTGTCAAAAAGGTTGATGTATCGGCTTTGGAACCAAATAGTAAAGGTGACGCATGCACCTCTGTCTCAGTAGCTCGTATTTATTGGGCTACTAGAGGCATGGGTGTAAATATAGAATTTGATGCGACATCGAATGTTTTATTAACTGGTTTACCTGCAGATAGTACAGGTGACGAATATTATGACTTGTTTACAGGTATACCGAATAATGCAGGTAGTGGTGTAACAGGTGATATTGATTTCACAACTGTAGGACACTCAAGCGGTGATACTTATTCAATTATATTGGTTTTGAATAAGAATTATTAATGAATGGCAGCTAAAAAAACTAGGAAAAAAGCCAAACCTATAAAAAGAACGACTGGCAAGGGCGGTAATTATCGCCCTACCAAGTCTGGTGCCGGAATGACTCGTAAGGGTGTTAAGGCATATAGAAAGGCTAACCCCGGTTCAAAACTCAAAACAGCCGTTACAGGCAAAGTTAAAAAAGGTAGCAAGGCCGCAAAAAGACGTAAGTCTTATTGTGCAAGGTCGCTTGGGCAACTAAAGCGTAGCTCTGCTAAAACAAGAAATGACCCCAATTCAAGAATTAGGCAAGCAAGAAAAAGGTGGAAGTGTTAAATGCCATTAGCTAAAGGTAAAAGTAAAAAAGCTATAAGCAAGAACATCGGTATACTGAGAAAAGAAGGTAAGCCAAGAAACCAAGCTATTGCCATAGCTTTAAGCAAAGCAAAAAAAAGAAGAAAAAAGAAAACGAGGTAATTATGGCTAAATCAAAAACACCAGATAACGTAGCAAATCCGTCTTTATATAGCAGAGTGAAATCAGAGGCAAAGAAAAAGTTTGATGTATACCCATCAGCTTATGCAAACGCTTGGCTTGTAAAAACATATAAAAAAAGAGGCGGTAAATACAAAGGAGCTAAAAAGGTTGCAACAGGCGGTATTATTCATAAACGTGATGGTGGTTTTATAGCTAGAGGCTGTGGTGCTGTTATGGAGCCTAGAAGAAAAGTAACCAAAATGCGTGGCAGATAATGAAAGGTTTAACTAAGTGGTTTGCTGAAGATTGGGTTGATATAGGCTCAAAGAAAAAAGGTGGCGGCCACGAAAAGTGCGGTAGAAAAAAAACTAAAGGTTCTAAAAGAAAATATCCTAAATGCGTACCAAAAAGCGTAGCAAATCGCATGACTAAATCACAAAAGCGTTCAGCTGTAACAAGAAAAAGAGCTAAAAAACAAGGTGTTGGCGGTAAACCAACTAATGTAAAAACCTTTACAAAAAAGAAGTGATAACACAAAAATTAGTAAAACAAGAGGTTCGTGATTGGTCAAAAGAAGTTTTAGAAACAGATGACCCTATATGCCCATACGCAAAAAAAACATGGGAATCAGATAGGGTTGATGTTGTGCTATCTAAGTGTAAATATTGGTCTGATTTTGTAGAAATAAGCCAAGGCTTTCCTATAGACAAAGACGTGATTATATATTGTGACTTGAACATGGATATTGATGCACCCAACTTTGACAGCAGAATATCTTTGCTTAATAACTTCTTAAACCCTAAAAACTTATGGGTTATGGGTTTTCATCAAGACCATGAAGAAAAGACGGTGGTGCCACAAGAGGATTTTGAACCACATTTTGCAGATAGCTATAATATGGTTTTTATGCAAAAATTAGATGAATTAAATAAAGCATCTGAAAGATTAGAAAAAATAGGTTATTATAAGAATTGGAATCGCGAAGATTACCAGAACATTTTAAATAGAAGGAGCAGATAATGGCTAAATTAAAAGGATTAAAAAAATTAGTAGGCAGTCTATCTAAAAAAGACAAAGCTGAAATAGCCAAATCCATGAGGGACAGCAGTGTTGTAAAAATGGCAGGTGGTGGCGATGCTACTATGAAGTCAGGTGTTGTCAAGCTTGGTATGGGCGGTATGCCAAAAGCAGGCGTTAAAAAATTTGGTAGAGGCGGTGGTGCTTCAGCCAAATCAGGAGTTATGAAAAAACGTATGGGTGGCGTAGCTAAATCAGGAGTTATGAAAAAACGTATGGGTGGCGTAGCTAAATCAGGAGTTAAAAAGCTTGGTAGAGGCGGTAAGCTTAAAAAGTAAATTATGGCAGTTTCAGGCTCAAAAGACTTTGAATTAGATGTAGCTGATTACATAGAAGAAGCATTTGAACGATGTGGCTTAGAGCTTAGAACGGCTTACGATTTAAGAACTGCAAGAAGAAGTCTCAATTTATTACTTGCTGAATGGGCAAACCGTGGTTTAAACCAATGGACCATACAAGAAAAAACTATTGCTATGGTAGAAGGCACAACATCTTATAACGTAGATTCTTCTGTTAGCACAGCAGCTATTGATGTGCTAGATGCTTTTGTTAGACAAACTGTAAACTCTGAAAACTCAGATATACAGATGACAAGGCTATCAAGAAGTGAATATTCTGCTATACCTAATAAATCTACAAAAGGACAACCGCTACAATTTTTTGTAGATAAGCAAATATCACCAACAATCAGCGTGTACCCTACACCTGATGAAACAAACAAATACACAATACATTTAAACGTATTGACAAGAATGGATGACGTGGATGCAGCAACAAATACTTTGCAAATGCCGTTTAGGTTTTATCCTTGTTTGGCTGCAGGTCTTGCATACTACATATCAATAAAGAAAAACCCTGAAAGAACAGGCTTACTAAAACAAATATACGAAGAAGAGTTCCAAAGAGCTTTAGATGCTGATGAAGATAGAGCATCGTTTAGAATTACGCCTGATATTTCAAATTACAATATTGCGTAATGGCTTTTGCTTCTAACAAAAACGCTTATGGTATTTGCGATAGGTGTGGTTTTAGATACGGCTTAAAAGAACTCCGCAAAGAATGGAACGGTTTAAAAACCTGTCCAGAGTGCTATGAAATCAAACATCCACAGCTAGAGCCTGTTACTAATGTAGCAGACCCACAAGCAGTAAGAGAGCCAAGACCTGATATAAGTGTTTCGCCAACAAGTTTCATTGTATATACTAATTATGACTTAGGTATTATAGGTACAAAGCTAACAATACCTGATAGCATGACAAGTGCTTTGGGTACAGTTACAATAACAACATCATGAGTTTCACATTAGCTACATTAAAAACTGCGATACAAGACTACTTAGAAACAGATGAAACAACATTTGTTAACAATCTAAATACTTTTATTGAACAAGCAGAAGAAAGAATACTCAAAGCAGTACAAATACCTGACCAAAGAAAGAATGTATCAGGTAATGTCTCGCAAGATAACAGATTTTTGACAACACCAAACGATTTTTTGGCACCCTTTTCTTTGGCTGTCATAAGTTCTAATAACTATGATTACTTAGATTTGAAACATAATTCTTTTATCAAAGAGTTTGTTTCTGATACAACAACTAGAGGCAAGCCAAGATATTACGCTATATTTGACCAAACAACATTTGAAATAGCTCCTGTTCCTGACGCAAACTATTCTATGGAGTTACATTATTTGGCTAAACCTGTATCTTTAACCGCAGGTGGTGACTCAGGTACAACATATTTATCAACAGAAGCACCTGACACCCTGTTATACGGTTGTTTATTAGAAGGTGCAATATTTTTAAAACTAGACCCTGCAGATATTGGCTTATACGAAGCTAGATTTAAAGAAGGGTTATTACGACTTAAGAACCTAGGAGAAGGACGAGATACTAGGGATGAAATGAGGTATGATTCACTAAGAACAAACGTAACATAAGTTTCAAATAGAGAGAGAGAAAATGAAACCAATAAAAAAACTTAACGGTAAAACCGTTGCCATTGTTGGACTAGGTAAAAGCTGGTTTGACTATAATATGGCTAAATCGCATAGCGTACATTTTGATGAGGTGTGGGCTATAAACGCGGTAGCTTCTGTAATATTTCACGACAGAGTATTTATGATGGACCCACCAAGCAGGTTCCTAGATACACAAGATGCAGGCGGACAAACCGATTGCATGAAAGAACTGCTTACAAATCATAACAAACCAATATATACCTGTGAGAACGATGCAAGATGTAAAAATCTTATTGAATATCCAATAGAAGAAATAGTAAAAGCAACCAACTGTCATTATCTAAACAATACTGTGGCTTATGCTGTAGCCTTTGCGTATTGGAATGATGTATCAAATATAAAGCTATTTGGTATAGATTTTACATATAAAAACAATTTATATTTTGCAGAAGCAGGCAGGGCTTGTGTAGAGTTCTGGCTAGTAAAATGCATGGAAAAAGGCATACAGGTAGAAGTAGCATCAAGCAGTTCTTTGCTAGATACTAATATACCCGGACAACAAAGATTGTATGGCTACCACAGGCTTGCAGACCCATACATACCTGTAGCAGGTAAAGATGGTATGGAAGTGAAGAAAATGAGTGAACTTAAAGTACAGAAAAAACAAATACTGCCACAAATGGCAGATAGGTATGATAGTCATTTACAACCACCGGAGCCTGAAAAATGGTAATAAAAATAACACCTGACGGAGTGCCTGAACTTGGCATGGTTGAAGTCGCTACTACTAAGTTTGGCGGTCATCCGCCTGAGTTTTGGGCAGAGCAATTAACGGATAAAATAGTAGGTGTATCAGACAATAACCCAGAACATGTAAAGGCACAGGCTAGAGCCTATAGAGATTTAATTTACGAAGTATGTTTGATATATATTAAAAATGCTATAAAATCTTATAAAGCTACCTTAATTCAGGATTTGTCTGCAGGAGGTAGTGAGGATTTAGCAAAAATAATAAAAGGTATTTAATATGGCAATAACATCTACTCTTACAACAAGCTTTAAAGTAGAGCTTTTGACAGGAACACACAACTTTACTAATTCTAGTGGAGACACCTTTAAGTTAGCTTTGTATACAAGTTCAGCTACCCTAGGTGCAACAACAACAGCTTTTACTACTACAGGTCAAGCTAGTGGCACAAACTATACCTCAGGCGGTTCAAACCTTACGAATGTAACTCCGTCTGCTACAGGTACAACTGCTGTAACTGATTTTAGTGACTTAACTTTTAGTACGGCTACAATTACAGCTAGGGGTTGTATGATTTACAACTCAAGTGATTCTAATAAATCTGTAGCAACAATTGACTTTGGTGGAGATAAAACATCCACAGCAGGTGACTTTACAATAGTATTTCCAGCAAAAGCGGCGGCAACAGCTATAATAAGAATAGCTTAGAAGATGAAACATGCCGTTTGCAAAGTTTCAATTTAAAGCAGGAATAGATAGAGAGGGAACAAGCTACACCAATGCTGGAGGTTGGTTTGACGGTTCTCTTGTAAGATTTCGTAAAGGTTTTGTAGAAAAAATAGGTGGATGGACAAAGTTCATTACATCTACTTTTATTGGCACAGCTCGTAATTTATTTCCATGGATATCTTTAGAGGGAAACAAATATCTTTTTGTTGGCACTCATAAAAAAGCATACATAGTAGAAGGTAACGGTATCAATGATATTACGCCTATCAGAAAAAATACCACCAACAGCGTAACCTTTGCAGCGTCTGATGGCTCTGCAACGATAACAGCAACTGATTCGTCTCATGGTGCTGTAATAGGTGACTTTGTTACTTTTAGTTCAGCAGTATCGTTAGGTGGGAATATAACAGCAGCGGTATTAAACCAAGAGTATGAGATTGTTTCGGTGCCGACTGCTAACACTTATACCTTTACAGCTACTGCTACTGCTAATAGTAGCGATACAGGTAACGGCGGTAGTGCTACAGATGCAGCTTATCAACTTAATGTTGGTTTAGATTTCTTTGTACAATCAACAGGTTTTGGTTCTGGTAGTTGGGGTCAAGGTGCTTATGGTGCATCTACAAGCATTTCATTTACAAACCAATTAAGATTGTGGTCGTCTGACAACTTTGGTGAAGATTTAATATTACATCCTAGAGGCGGTGGTATATTTTATTGGGATGAATCAAACGGTACAAGCACTAGAGCTGTAAACATTACATCTTTGTCAGGTGCTAATTTAGCACCAACCGTAGGACTACAAAGCATTGTCAGTGATATCGACAGACACGTTATTGTGCTAGGTGCTGACCCAATAGTGGGCGGTGCTAGGTCAGGCAGTTCTGACCCAATGCTTATTGCTTTTTCAGACCAAGAAACTATTACTGAATGGGAACCACAAACTACTAACACAGCAGGTTCTGTCAGATTATCAGCTGGTAGTGAAATACGAGGTGGTTTGAGGGCAAGACAGGAAATTCTTATTTGGACTGATACATCTATGTATAGCATGCAGTTTGTTGGGCCACCACTAACATTTGCAGTAAATTTAATTAACGAAGGCACAGGTATGATTGGACCTAATGCGGCTATCAACGCACCTAATGGCGTATTTTGGATGGGTGACGATGGTTTTTACTCCTATACAGGCTCAGTACAAAAACTGCCTTGCAGCGTTTTAAGCTATGTACAAGAAGATTTAGACCTAGGACAAGCCTTTAAGGTGTTTGCGGTATTAAACAAAGAATATAACGAAGTTTGGTGGTTTTACCCAGCTGAAAGCGATGGTACAGAAGAAATATCAAGGTATGTTATTTACAATTACTTAGAGGGCGTATGGTCTATCGGTCAATTAGTAAGAACTGCTTGGATTGACCAAAACGTGTTTGGCAAGCCATTAGCTACAGCAAACAATTACATATTTAACCAAGAAGACGGTGATGACGCTGACGGTTCTCCTATGGATGGTGTCTTTATTGAAAGTTCAGACTTTGATTTGCAAGAAGGTAACAGCTTTACGTTTGTAAGAAGAATGATACCTGATGTTAAGTTTTACGGCACCAATGTTCAATCCGGAGTGCCACAAATAAACATGTTGCTAAAAACTAGAAATGCACCAAGCGATTCGTTAACAACTAGAGCAACTACAGATATATCAAATAACACAGACCAAGTACATGTAAGAGCAAGAGGTAGACAAGCTGTACTGAGATTACAAAGTGATGATGATGCTGCTGTTGATAACAGAACAGGTTATAAGTGGAGACTTGGATATACAAGGTTAGATATAAACCCTGACGGTAGAAGATAATGGCTAAGCTTTTACCAAGTAGGCTGCCTTTAGCAATGCAAGAGGTAAGCCCTGAGGTTTTTAATAGGCTTGTAAGGGTTTTAGAAATTAATTTAGGTCAGTTTGACCCAAATAGAACACCTAGGTTTAACGCTACAGAGGTAGCAGAATTGAATTTTTTACAAGGTGATGTAATATGGAATACAACGCTGAACGTATTACAGGTATATAGTGGCAATAGTTGGATAGATTTAACAGAAAATCCAAATACTGCAGGTTATGAAGCTACTACAAGCTTAGGCACTGTTTCAGTGATTACAGGTGGCGACATATCAGTTAACATAACATAGGAAGCAAAATGGCAGATTTAAGAGAAAGAATAAATAATTTACTAAAAAATGTAGAGTCAAATCAAAGACCTATGCGTTTTCAAGAAGGCGGTATGGCTGAGATGCCACAAGAAAGCGGTATGGCACAAATGTCACAACAAGAAGGTATGGCTGAAATACAAATGTCTAAAGAACAAGCCATGCAAGAAATATTTATGCCCTTGGTTGAGGCAGGATTTGAAGCAGAGGTTATGGCTATACTGAACAACCCACTTGATTCAGAGATATCAAGACAAGCTGTAGAGAGATTAATACAGGTATTAAGTCAAGAGCCTGACTTTGATATGGACGACTTTATGATGGCGGTTTCATTAGTAGCACCACAATAGGCTTATGTTGGCACAAACCAAGGCTGAATTAGAGTATGAGCTTAAAAATCTTTTACTTGGATTTGCTTCAGATTGGTTTGTAGAAAAAGAAACATTAGCTAAAACCAAAGAAACATTGCCTATATTAGGTGACTTTTATAATGAAAAGCTAGATGCACTAGACAA